TAATGTTTGACAACGATGAAGCAGGTGTCCAAGCATCTATTGAATGTGCATCAGTTCTTCCAGTTAAGAAAGTTAAGATTGCAAAACTTCAAGGTAAAGATGCAAACGAATTACTAATTAATAATAAAGGTGATAAAGTTATAGATGCAATATGGGGAGCTAAACCATACACACCTCAAGGAATTATATTAGGTCAAGACACAAAAGAATTATTACTTAACGATGAGACTGTAGAAAGTATTCCTTATGTATGGAATGGATTAAATAGAAAACTTTCAGGAATTAGATTTGGTGAACTAACATTAATTACAGCAGGTTCAGGTACAGGTAAGTCTCAAGTATGCAGAGAGATTGCTTACGATATTATTAATAGAGGATTTAAAGTAGGTTACATTGCTTTAGAAGAAAGTGTTAAGAGAAGTATTAGAGGAATAGTTTCTATACCACTTAATGCTCCAATACATATTCCTGAAGTAAAGAAAACAATCCCAGAAGAATTAATTGTTAATGCTTGGGAGAACATTAAAGATAAGATTTGTTTCTACGACCATTTTGGTTCAAGCGATAGCGAAGATTTAATAGGTCGTATTCGCTATATGGTTCAAGGATTAGACTGCAAAGTTATATTTTTAGACCACATATCTATTGTTATTTCAGGATTAGAAGAAGGCGATGAAAGAAGATTAATAGATAACACAATGACTAAACTAAGAAGTTTAGTTGAAGAATTAAAATGTGCAATGTTCGTTGTATCACATTTAAAAAGACCTGAAGGCAAAGGTCACGAAGAAGGACAAGTTACTTCTTTAAATCAACTTAGAGGTTCTCATTCACTAGCACAGTTATCTGATGGGGTTATTGGTTTTGAAAGAAATCAACAATCTGAAAGCGATAGCAATGTAATGCAAGTTAGAGTTTTAAAGAACAGGTTCAGTGGGGACACTGGAATTGCAACAACATTAATTTACGACAAACAAACAGGAAGATTAGCAGAAGGTACATTTGATGAATAAACAAATATTAGGAAAATTTATATTAGGTTATCTAGTTGAGAAACCAGATTACTTAAGTCTGTCTATAGAACAGAAGCAAGTTGTATATGAAACTTGTCAAACTATTATGACTGCAATCTATAATGCAATTAGATATGAAAATGTTTTTCCAGTTATAATGTGTGGAGATGCCGAAGCTAAGAAAGTAATTTCAAAAGCTATGACAGGCATAGCAGAGTTCCTTCCAAGCACAGACAAAATAACAATAACTCAAATACATTAATTATGGATAATTTTATTTTACAATCTTTCAGAGCTGAAGTTAGAAGACAGATGGAGAGACAGATGAGAATTAGAAATTATATTTGTACAGCAATTTTTATAATTACATTAGTGTTTTTGGTTTATATAGTTTCAAAAAACTACAGTGTTAGTAAGTATTTTTTTTCATAAAGACTAGTCACCGAACATACACATTACCTTTAGAAAATAATTATACTTGTTCTCAAGCAATAGAAGAATTTACAAAAAACAAATTATCATACAACGGAGAACACATAGTTCTTACTGGTTGTTACAAAATAAATTAATATGAAATTAGTAATAGACGTTGAAACAAATGGTTTCTTAGATACATTAAGCAAAGTTCATTGCTTAGTTTGTAAAGATACAGAAACAAATAAACTATATTCATTTAATCAAAAGAATATCAAAGAAGGATTAGACTTAATTAAAAATGCTAAAACTTTAATTGGTCACAACATATTATATTTTGACTTACCTGCTTTAGAAAAAGTTTATGGTTTTAAATTTAATGGTGAAGTAGTTGATACATTATTATTAAGCAGATTAATTTGGACAAATAGAATTGAACAAGACTGTAAGTTAAATTCTTTTCCACCTAAACTTATTGGCAAACATTCTATTGAAAGTTATGGTTATAGGTTCGGTTTATTAAAAGGTGATTTTAAAGATAAAGAATCTTTTGATGAATGGTCTCAAGCAATGCAGGATTATTGTGAGAGAGATGTAGAGATTACAGCTAAGTTATTTAAACTTATTGAGAACCAAAACTACTCTAAAGAAGCTATAGAATTAGAGCATAAGTTCGCCTACTGGATAAAGAAACAAGAAGACTATGGTGTAGATTTTGATGTGACCGCTTCTGAGTGGCTATATCAATCCCTTACGAAAAGAAGGTTAGAGCTGGAACAAAAACTAGCTTTAACCTTCCCATCATGGGAACGATTTGACAGGACTGTTAGACCTAAGAGAGACAACAAAACTTTAGGTTATAAAAAAGGTGTACCAGTTAAAAAATATATAACTGAAGTATTCAATCCAAATTCAAGAGAACACATTGCTAATAGACTTCAAGTCTTATTAGGTTGGAAACCAAAACAGTTTACCGCAACAGGTAAAGTAGAAGTTAATGAAAAGATATTAAATGAACTTCCTTATCCTGAAGCTAAAATATTATCTGAACATTTTTTAATACAGAAAAGAATTTCTCAACTTGCAGAAGGCGACCAAGCATATTTAAAACTAACTAAGAATAATAAAATTTATGGCAGAGTTATCACCAATGGAGCAGTTACAGGAAGATGTACGCATCACTCGCCAAACCTTGCACAAGTACCAAGTAAAGACAGTTTATATGGTGCTGAATTTCGTAAGCTGTTTGTTGCTCCTTCCAATATGGTTATGTGTGGTATTGATTTTTCTGGGCTTGAGCTTCGTGTCCTTAGTCACTACCTTCATAATTTTGACAATGGGGAATTTCAAAAGAAATTACTTGAAGATGATATACATACCGCCAATCAACAAGCTCTCGGATTATCCTCACGTTCTCAAGCTAAAACTTTTATTTATGCTTTCATATATGGTGCTGGAAGTAAAAGAATTAGTGAGATTATCAACGTCTCTGTTTCGGAAGCTGAGAGAATAAAGAAAAGATTTGAAGAAGTATTACCAGCTTTAAAAACTTTAATAGATGTAGCAAGAAATAAATTTAAAAATTTTGGTTACGTTAAAGGTTTAGATGGAAGAAAACTTTTATGTCGTGCAGAGTATAGTGTTTTAAATACTCTTATACAATCTGCTGGGGCTTTGCTTGTTAAGCAAGGAACAATAATTATTAACGACAATCTAATTCGTAATGGGTTCGTGTTTGGTCATGACTACGCAATGGTTCTCCACATACATGATGAAATGCAATTTGTAGTTAGAAAAGAAAAAATAGAACAATTCAAAACTATTGCTTCTCTAACTTTTGAACTAACAAGAAAACATTTTAATTTCAGATGTCCATTAGCAGGTGAAATGAAGATAGGAAATAATTGGAGTGAAACACACTAACAAGTTTGATTTAGATTTGGCATTTGGTCAAAAGTATGAAAACGAATTTCAAAAAATAATAGAAGGAACTGTTGAGATAAAAGCAGATAGATTATGGCAAAAGACTTCTAATATATTTATTGAGAAAGAAAGCAGAGGTAAACCTTCTGGTATTGAAGTATCTAAAGCTAGATACTGGGTATTCTTTTTAGAGGTAGGAAAAAGAAAAGACCAAATATTTGTTGGTATTCCATTAAAATTATTAAAGAAATTTGTAATTGGTTATCCCCTTAAAAGAGGTGGAGATGCCTACACCTCTGTTGGTTATGTCGTACCAGCTAAAGACCTCGTAGATTTTTACATTCAAATAAAACAATTCGGAGAAAAGTAATGACTAACAAATCATTTTTTTACAAACAAGAAGCACACGTCACAAAAAACAAATGCAAATGTAAAGACGTTATGGACAGAATGAATGAGGAAATTGAAAATCTTAAAACAATAATAGAAGGATATAAAGATGAACTTAAAAAAACTGAAAGAGATAGAACTGTATAAAAGATACAAGATAGTTTTTATTGACCCAACAGGAGATACTGGTTGGGCAGATAAATCTGAATTTGAAAATTTCTTTCCTGAACATTGTGTAATTGAAGGATTTATATTTTCTAAAAATAAACAATTTGTAAGAACCTTTGCTTCATATTCTGTTGATGAACATTTTAGGATTACAGCTTATGGAGACAGGAATGTTTTACCTACTTCCTGCATTGTTGAAATGATTGAAATTAAAGGAGACAGAAAATGAAAAACTTAAATGAGTTTAATGCTAATAAAAATAAAGTAATGTTAGTTGATGGAGATTTACTTGCTTACAAGATTACTTCTTCACAAGAAGAACCTATTAATTGGGGTAATGATGACTGGACATTACATTGTGATTTTAACTTATGTAAACAATTATGGGTGCAGTCTATAGCTTATTATTTATCTCTAACAAAATCTAAAGAT